CGCCGGCGACCCGGTGCTGGGCGCAGCCGCCTGACCCCCCCGATCGTGGGGTGCGTCCCGAGAAACCGTCGGGGAAGGCGCAGGGACGCACTCCACACCCACGAGTCACACCACTTAGGAGGAAACATGGACGACACCACCACCCCGCCCGAGCAGCCCGAGCTCGAGCAGCCGGCCGAGCAGCCGGCCGAGCAGCCGGCCGAGCAGCCGGCCAAGCGGTCCCGCAAGAGCGCCGCGGCCGAGCCGGTCGACCCGCACGCCGGGTTCGCGGTCTACGACGAGACCCTGACCCGGTTCGTCTCGACCGTGTTCCGCGGCGACAAGGCCGAGAGCGACGCCGGCGCCGAGCTGAAGAAGCTCAAGAGCTCGAGCAAGGGTCACACGCTCAAGGTCCGCGCGGTCTGAGATGAGCACCCCCCGCGAGCTCGCCGCCGGGTTCGATGCGGCATCACGCGAGCTCGAGACCGCGGCGACGACGCTCCCCGCGCGCGTCGCCGCGGTCGCTCTCGACGGCGCGCTGCTACGGGTCCCCCGCCGTAGCGGCGCGCTCGCCGGGACCGGGCGGGTGGAGTCCGACGCCGCCGTGTTCGGCGGTGGCGTCGTGGACTACGCCGCACCGGTGAACGCACGGACCGGGTTCCTGGACGCCGGCGTGCCGGCTGCCGAGGACACCGCCGGCGAGCTGCTCGAGGCCGACGTGCTCGGCGCGCTCGCGCTGATCTGACACCACCACACGACAAGGGACACCATGACCACGCTCAAGATCCACCGGCTGCGGCTCTACTTCGACGCCGGCACCGGTGACCCCACCGACCCGCCCACCGAGCTCGACGTGGCGATCCTGCCCGGGGACCGGATGCGCGCCGAACGGCTCTCCACCCACGAGCTCCCGCACGCGCAGCGATCCGGTCCGGGTGCGCGACGCGAGCACGCCGAGACCTGGCTGCTGCTCTACGCATGGTGTGCCGCGACCCGCTGCGGCTACGCCGGCACGTTCGAGCAGTACGGCCGCGAGCTGCTGCACTATGCCGAGCTCGACGCCGCCGGCGAGCTGCTCGAGGACGGCGACGAGCTCGACCCCGACGACGCCGAGACCGTCCCCCCTACGGTGCCGGGTCTGCCCACGAGCTAGCGCTGCGGCTCGCGGCCACCTATGGCGGTCTCGAGCTGTGGCTGGACCCGGCCACCGACCCCCAACTGATCGCGACCGCGCTCGAGCTGCTCGAGCGCCGCGAGGACCCCGACGAGCTCGACGAGCTCCCCGACTGACCACCACCCCGACCGGAAGGCGCCCCCATGGCATCGCGCACCACCGAGCTCTCGCTGCGCGTCGTCGCGGACGTCACCGACGCGACCGCCGGACTCGACGCCGCGGCCGGCAAGCTCGACAGCGTCGCCGGCTCGGCCGAGAACCTCGACGGGAAGATGGGCGCCGCGACCGGAGCGCTCGGCGCGCTCTCGGCCGGGTTCGAGCTCGTCGGGCTCGAGCAGTACGCCGAAGGCTTGCAGTCCGCGGCCATGGCTACCGACTTCTTCTCCGGTGTCGGGCAGACCGCGACCCTGGTCCTCGAGTCGACCAAGGTGCAGGCCGGTCTCGCGAAGGCGCAGACCGTGGCCCACGGCATCGCCACCAAGGGCACCGCGGCCGCGACCGCGACCATGACGGTCGCGCAGCGCGCGCTCAATGTGGCGATGCGGGCCAACCCGATCGGGCTGATCGTGACCGCGCTGACCCTGCTCGTCGGCGGGCTCGTGCTCGCTTACAACAAGTCGGACACGTTCCGCTCGCTCGTCAACCGGGTCGGGGAGGCCGGCCGCGCCGCGTTCAAGCTCATCACCGACAAGGTGGGCGACGCGGTCGACGCGGTGGGCGACGTGATCGACTGGGTAGGCCGGATCCCGGAGAAGTTCGACACCGTGAAGGGCAAGGCCGAACAGGTGGGGGAGGCGCTCGGCGCCCCGTTCGAGTGGGCCGCGGGCAAGGTGGAGGACCTGATCGGGTGGATCGGCCGCATCGACTTCCCGTCCCCGCCGAAGTGGCTCACTGACATCATCCCCGGCGGTGGCGGCAACGGCCGTTACACCCTGGACTCGTTCGTCCCCTCGAGCACCCCGGCGGCACCGGCCGCGCCGGCGGTGTCGATCGTCGTGCAGGGTGCGGTCGACCCCTACTCGACCGCGGTGCAGATTCGTGACCTGCTCGCCCGCTACGGTCTCGCGACCACCGTCACCCCGCCGGCTGTGATCGTGTGAGCACCACCACCCGGCACTACCTCCCCTCTACCGCGAGCGGCGCCAACACGCCGCCCGCGGCGCCGCCCATCGGCGCGATGTGGACCGCCACCGGATCCCCGTCGCGGTCGCTGCTGCGCGACACCGCGTCCGGGTCCGGGTACGCCTCGCGCACCGTGACCGAGTCCACCCCGGGCTCGGCGTACACCACCCCGTACCAGTTCGTCGGCCCCGAGCTCGCCGGGGGTCTCGTGCCCGCGGCCGCGCGGCTCGTGATGAAGTGCTCGACCGCGGGCAGCTCGTACCAGACGCAGCTCGCGTTCCGGCTCGCGGTGGTCTCGTCGGACGGCGCCACGGTCCGCGCTGAGCTGTTCTCCGGCCACGGCGGCACCGCCAACACTTCGGCGTTCCTGTCGACCGCGCGGGCGGTCGCGACCGGGGAGCTGCCCTACTACTCGACCGTGGCCGGGGACCGGCTCGTGCTCGAGACCGGACTGTGGGTGATCGACACCAACACCACCACGTCGGGGCGCGGCGGCAACATCGGCGTCGGTGACCCGCTCGCCGGCGCGGACCTGCTCGACGGGCAGACCACGGACGGCCGCGCGTGGCTCGAGGTCGACTGGATCGAACCTCCCCACGTCGTGTCCGCGCTGACCCTGGCCCCGGGCGCTGACACCATTGCCGCGACATGGGCGCCCCCGGTGACCGGACCGGCACCGGCCGGCTACCTGGTCTCGCTCGACGGGGCGCCGGCGGTCGACGTCGGCAACGTGCTCGGCTACACCTTCGAGAACCTCGACCCCGGCACCAGCTACACCGTGAGCGTGTTCGCCTACGTGGACGGGTTCACCGGCCCCGCCGCGCACGAGACGACCACCACGCTCGCCCTGCCGTTCGGCTACTACCGTGCGACCCTCGAGCTCGCCGGCCACACGTGGACCGCGACCCGCGGCGACACCCCGGCGCTCGGCGTGGCGCTGCCGCTCTCGTTCGGGTGGGCCATGGCCGAGGACGGCGCCGGCTATCCCGCGCAGCTCGAGGTCGGCACCGCGCCGCTGCTGCTCGTGGTGGAGGACGGCACCGACCTCGACGGGGTCGACGTCGGGTCTGCGATGCGGGTGCGGGTGTGGTTCAACCCCGACCCCGACGCCGAGCCCTACGCGACGTTTACCGGTGTGGTGGGAGACCTCGAGGTCTCCCCGCACCCTCGCGGTGTGGCGGCGCGGCTGCTCGGCGTCGACTGGACCACCGAGCTCGCCGGCCGCACGGTGGGCTCGACGGAGTGGCCCCAGGAGTCCGGCGACGCCCGCGCGGCGCGGATCATGGCCGAGAACGGCGACGAGCCATGGACGTCGGAGACGATCGGCAACACGTTCGAGCCCCGCACCGGTCAGGCGGTGAGCGCCTATGACGCGCTGCGCGAGACCCTGACCGCGGCCGCGCGCTACTCATCCGACGACTGGTCCGCACCCGGGCGGGTGCTGCTGACGGTCGACACCACCGATGCCGGCACCCTGGACACGTTCCGCGGCCGCTTCGCGGCCGCGGAGTCGACCGCGATCGACAAGCTGCCCACGGCGGTATGGCGTGCTACGTCGTGGATGCGGAACCGGGTCACGGACGGCCGGTGGGTGCACATCGACCACCCCGGCGGTCCCTCAACCTACGGCGACGTGCGCGGCGCCGCGCGGCCACGGCTCGCGGTCCCGGTCTACGACGTGGACGCGCTCGCGCAGCTCGCGCTCGGCACGGTCCCGGGGTTCTCGTGGGTCTCGGCCGCGCCGCTGCGGCTGGATCTGTCCCACCCCGACGCGGTGCCCCCGCCGGGGTGGTTCTCCGGTCCGCTGCCCGGGATCGGGCGCGTGGTCGTGGTCGACGTGGAAGCGATGCCGGGTGTGTTCACCCGATACGCCGGGATGCTCGCGGCCGCGACCCTGACCCTCGAGCCGGGGGGTCGGGTCTACATCGACTTCCGACTGCGGCCGGACGTGCCGGCTCACTCGAGCGTCACGCCGCGGTGGGAGGACGAGCCGATCGACCAGACGTGGCTCGACGAGCCCCCCGACGCGACGTGGCACGAGCTGCGGACCATTCACCGAGAGGACTACCTGTCATGACGTGGACCACCCCGTCCCCCACCGAGATCCCCTACGCCGAGGACGGGGACCCGCGCGCGTTGTGGCCGGCGACGTCGCAGGCGGTGGCCGAACGGCTGCACGAGCTCGTCACCCCGCTCTACGCCGGCGGCGTGGTGATCGGTGGCGCCGCGGTCGGTGGCGGGTCCGACATTCCGTGGGGCGCCGGGTTCGCCGGCGACCCGTTCGGCATGGTGGGCGACACGATCGTCTACAACGGCGCCACGCGCATGTTCCTCATCACGCTCCAGGTGCAGGTCGGCGGCACCGGGTCCTCGCTCATCTCCCGCGCCGGTCTCGGCACCGCGTCGGGCGCGGCCGCGTTCGAGCTCGAGTCGGTGCAGTCCGGCGACGTGGGCGCGTCCGGGACCTCCGAGCACTCCCACCACGTGTCGATGGTCACGCTGATGGGACCGGACAACGTGACCACGCTCGTCGCCGGCGTCGCCGCGCAGGACGGCGCCGCGAGTCCGTCGATCGCGTACAACGCGCGAATTCAGATTGTGGGGCTGTAGGTGGACGTCGACACCCTCACCACGGCCGCGGTCGGGCTCGGCATCATCGCCGCCGGCGTGTGGAACGGTCTCGAGACCTACCGGACCAAGCACGAGGCTCGCGCGGCCGCGGCGAAGGTCCAGGAGCTCGCGCCGGCGGTCCACGAGACACACCGGCAGGTGTCGGTCAACCGGCACGTGAGCAACCCCCCGACGCTGCTCGACAAGGTCGACAAGCTCGAGGAAGGGCAGTCGATGATCCGGCTCGAGCTGCTCGGCGCGGCCGGCATGTTCGAGGGACACATGAACGCATCGGCCGACGACCGGGCCGCGTTGTGGGAGGCGCTCAAGGAGGTCCGGCGCATCGTCGGGCTGGACGAGCTCGAGGAAAGGAAGCCGGAATGAGCCGGTTCACACGCAAGGAATGGGGCGCCCGCCGGCGCCGGCACCACCCCGGCCGGCTCGAGCCGGCGCAGGTCGACGGGATCGCGCTGCACTGGCCCGCGATGAGCGGTCGGGTGCACACCGTGGCCGGCGCGATCGCGTCGCTGCGCGGGTGGCAGAACTACCACATGGACGGTCACGGATGGTCGGACATTGCCTATCAGGAGGCGTTCGACCAGCTCGGCAACGTCTACGTGCTGCGCGGGCTCAAGAACCGTTCGGCCGCGAACGGCACCACCGACACGAATGGCCGGTTCGGGGCGCTGCTGCTGATCGTCGGCCCCGGGGAGCAGCCGTCCCAGGCGATGATCGCGAGCGTACGTCGGCGCATCGCACGGCACCGCGAGCTCTTCCCCGGCTCGCGGCGCATCGTGGGCCACGGTGACCTCAAGTCCACCACCTGTCCCGGCAACGTGGTGCGGGACCTGATCGCGGACGGCGTGTTCGAGCCGCGGGTGCCGGCGGTGAAGCGATGAGCGCCCGCGACCGGGCGCTGCTGCTCGTGCTCGGCGTGCTCGGCGTGGTGCTGCTCGTCTCGCTCGGCGGGATCATCTGGCTCGCGGCCGCGCTGCCGGCGCGCGCGATCCCGGACGTGCTCGTGGCGCTGCCCCCGTCGATCCTCACGTTCTACGGCGGCGTGCTCGTCACTCGACCCGGCGACGCTCGTTAGACGTTCCTCGAGCGCGGACCCAACGGGGATGGGTCCGCGCTCGAGTGGTGTCAACCCCAATTGCACCACCCCCGAGGGTACGGCCACTAATGCGGTTTGTGAGGTTTCGTCGGGATTGTTTACGGCGTGTTGCGTTCGTAACGACCACGCGCCGGCCGTTCGTACCCCATACTGCTGCCTATGTCATCCCCAATTGGTGGTAGTACCCCTGTGGCGCGCGTAGCCGTCACTCTCCTGACCCTGTTCGCCTACGCGGCCGCGGTGTGCCTGCCGGCCGTGCTGCTGTGGCTCGCGTGGCACGCGGCCGCGCCCGTCGTGCTCGAGCTCGAGCAGCTCGCGCCGAACGCCGGCACGGTGGGCTCGTGATGATCGTCGGCGGTCTCGAGAAGCTGAGCGAGCAGCTCGAGGCCGGCGGCATCGCGCCCCACGTCCCCACGGACGCGGTCGGGGTGCTCTCGCGGATCCGTACCGAGCAACGCCGGCTGACGTGGCTGCTCGAGGCGCTCGACCGTCCCAGGGTGCCCGAGCGGACCCTGCTGCTGCTCGAGGACTCGCTGACCGCTCTGGTGGAGGCCGGCGACGCGCTCGAGGCGACGATGAACGTCAAGCGCGGCCGGCCGGTGTCCGCGCCCATCACCCACCGGATCCACCCCGACGCCGCCTACACGTCGTGTTGCCAGCTCCCGCCGTTCGAGCTCCCGCGCACGGACCGGATCACCGGCACGGACGATGCCGTGGTGACCTGCCGCGGCCCCAGGCGGGTGCGATCGTGAGCGTCGAAACCATGGCGATCGCGCTGCACCACTCCCGCGCGACCGGGACCGCCAAGCTCATCCTGCTCGGCATCGCGAACCACGACGGGGACGGCGGCGCCTACCCCTCACTGCGGACGCTCGCGAAGTACGGCGGGTGCAACGTCAGGAACGCACGGAAGGCGCTCGAGCGGCTCGTGGCGCTCGGTGAGGTCCGCGTGTTCGTGCAGGCCGGCGGTCTGCCCGATTGGGACGACCACCTGCGGCCCAACCGGTACGAGGTGCTGCTGATGTGCCCGCCGGCGTGCGACCGGACCAAGAATCACCGGATGCCGCGCGAGGACCGCCTGTGGACAGACCCCCGGTCGGAATCGACCGGGGGGTCGGTAGCGACCGGGGGACCCCCGGTCGGTAGCGACCCCCTAACCGTCCATGAACAACCCGCACAACAGGTGGGTGCCTCAACTACAGACCGCGCGCGCGAGACCCGGCCGTGCGACGGGTGCGGGCTCGCGCTCGAGCAGCACGTGCTCGCGGTCGACCGCGGCTCGTTCGAGGCCCACGACTTCACCCCGACCCCCAGGCGTGGTGACCGTGGCTAGCCGGTGGGGTGGCCGGAAGGTGGCCGAGCTGACTACTGCCGTGCTCGCGACCAAGGGCACCACCTGCCACCTGTGCGGGCTGCCCGGATCCGACTCACCCGACCACGACCCGCCACGGCACGACCTGCTCGCTCGCGGGGTGGGTGACCCCGACCAGCTCCGGTACCTGTGGCCCGCGCACCGGTTGTGCAACGTCAGGCGCAAGCGTCGCCCCATCACCGCCGAGCTCAAGGCCGAGCTGCTCGCGCGCCGGCTCACCGACCTCGAGCAGACCACCCCCGCGGTGTCGTCCCGGTTCGCCGGACTGATCGGTGGCACGCGATGAGACTCGAGCACCTGCCACACACCGACCGCGACCGCGGCGCGTGGCCGGCGTCTTTGGTGAGCGCCCCGGAGGCGGGAAGGGATAGCTTCCCCCCCTCCCCGGGTCGGGAAAAAAACGCTGAGACCGGGCGGTGCTCGGCGTGCCCTGGCGCCGGCTGCCGGCCGGCCGCTCGAGCCGCTCGAGGCGCGTGCACGCTCTCGCTCGAGGCCGCGGCGCGGCTCGCCGTGTCCGAGCTCGAGGGTGACCGGTGACGCGGCCGCTGCGGGTGCTCGTCGCGTGCGAGTATTCCGGGACGGTGCGCGATGCGTTCACCGCGGCCGGTCACTCGGCCATGTCGTGCGATCTGCTCGAGTCCGAGACCCCCGGGCTGCACTACCGGGGGGACGTGCGCGACGTGCTCGACGGGGACGGGGACGGCCGGCCGTGGGATCTGCTCATCGCGCACCCGCCGTGCACCGACCTCGCGGTGTCGGGTGCGCGGCACTTCCCTGCCAAGATCGCGGACGGCCGGCAGGCCGCGGCGCTGGACTTCGTGCGCCTGCTGCTCGACGCACCGGTGCCGCGGATCGCGGTCGAGAATCCGGTGTCCATCATCGCCACCCACATCCGGCCGGCGTCGCAGTACGTGCAGCCGTGGCAGTACGGCCACCCCGAGACCAAGTCCACCGGTCTGTGGTTGGTGAACCTGCCGCGGCTCGTCCCCACCGACGACGTGTCCGCGCAGATGCACGGACTACCGGCGAGCCAACGGCACCGGGTGCACATGATGCCGCCGGGGCCGGACCGGTGGCGCGAGCGATCGCGCACGTTCCCGGGCATCGCCGCGGCCATGGCTGACCAATGGGGCGCGCTGCCCCCCGCCGAGCCGCGCACGCGGCTCTCTGTTCTCGAGGAGACCCTGTGGTGACCAACGACGAAACCCTGCCCGGGATGGGCGCGCCCGCCACGCGCGCGGACACCCCCGACCCCCACGAGCTCCCCACGGCGGTCGACGTGACCCTGGCTGCGCTCGAGCTCGCCGGCTATCTGGACGAGCAGCGCGACGCCGCGCGCCGCGAGCTCGCCCGCACCGTGTCGCGGATCATCGCGTCCAAGGAACGCACCGGCCGCGCCTCCACGGTCGGCAACGACGCGCGGGTGCTGATGGATCTGCTCGACGGCATGGTGCCGGCCACGGCCGCGGGTGTCGATGAGCGCCTCGAGCAGGCCATGGCGCAGTGGTCCGAGCACGTGGCCGAGCTCGAGCGGCTCGAGCGGGAGACCGGGCAGGTGGGCGGGTGAGCAGCTACGACATGCCGGCGCCGAAGTTCGCGACGCCGCGCGACGAGAGCTATCCCACCCGCGGACACCTGGACGATGCGTTCGCGCGGATCTGGATGGGGAAGCGGCTGCTGCCGTGGCACCGCTACGCGCTCGACGTCGCCGGGGAGTACGACCCGCGCACCGGTCTCCCGCGGTACCCGCTCGTCGTGGTCCCGGTGCCCCGGCAGGCCGGCAAGTCGTTTATGTCCATGGCGAAGAACGGCCGGCGCTGCTTCACCACCCCCGGCCGGCGCGCGTGGTACACCGCGCAGACCGGTCAGGATGCCCGCGACCAGTTCCTCAAGTTCTACGACGACACCCTGGCGGGCACCGCGCTCCAGGCCGTCGCGACCCTCAAGCGCGGCAACGGCCACGAGTCCCTGACGTTCCCCAACGGCTCGACGCTGCGGCCGCACCCGCCCACCGAGGACGCGATGCACGGCAAGCAGTCCGACGACAACGACATTGACGAGGGGTGGGCGTTCTCGGCCGAGCACGGCCAATTACTGCTCCAGGCGATCGGGCCGACGCAGCTCACCCGTCCGGGCGCGCAGACGTGGATCTACTCGGCCGGCGGCACCGCGGAGTCGACGTGGTTGGCCGAGCTCGTGGCCCGCGGCCGCGCCGGCGATCCCGGGATCTGCTACCTGGAGTGGGGGATCCCCGACGACGCAGACCCCGAGGACTTGCAGACCGTCTACGACCACCACCCCGCGGCCGGTCACCTGATTACCCTCGAGTCCCTCGCGGCGCTGCGCGGTCTGTTCGGTGACGACGTCGCCGGGTGGGCGCGAGCGGCCGGGAACCGGTGGACCGAAGTGATCGGCGGTGGGATCCCGGCCGCGACGTGGAAGGCCGCGCAGACCCTCGACGAGCTGCCCGCGGACCTGCCGGTGGGGTGGGGCGCCTCGCGTGCCGGGGACGGGTCGCACGTCGCGCTCGCGGCCGCGGTGCAGCTCGACGACGGCCGGATGCTCGCGGAGCTCGTCGCGCTGCTCCCGATCGACTCGGCCGCGGACCGGATCCGCACCGCGACGCAGCGTCAGACCCTCATGGTCTCGGCCACCGGCCCATCGGCGCCGCTGACCGACGAGCTCGAGCTGCTGAAAATCCCGCTCGAGCTGTGGGACGGGAAGCGTTCCACCCGGCCCACCACCGGCGACGAGAGCGCCGCGTGTCAGGCGTTCCTCGACGGCATCGCGCGCCGCGGGTGGAAGGTCCGCACCCACCCCGACGTCAACGCCGCGGTGGGCGTGGCCGGCAAGCGCCGCACCACCGGCGGTGGTTTCGTGTGGGCTCCGACGTCGGGCGGGTTCCCGATCGCGGCGCTCGAGGCGATCACGTGGGCCACACACGCGGCACGGCACCGCCGGCCCCAGGTGGGCGCCCCGGCCTTCCGGTTCGCGTCATGAGCGCCCGGATCCGGGTGGAGGGTGGTACCCGTCACGTGCTCGTGTGGTGCCGCGAGTGTGCGTCGTGGCGCGAGCTGCGCGGCACCCGCGAGGCCGGCCACCTGCTCGCCGCGGATCACTCGACGCGGGTGCACGGCGACGCGGCCGCGGCTGCGACGCACCGGCGACACGCCGAGGAATCACGGTCAATACCGATGTAGCAACATACCCAAATTGAGGGTTATCCCTGTGACCCTCCTGGACCGGTTCTCTGGTAAGCGCTACGCGGACGCTCTCGCTGCCGCCGAGACCGCGGCCGGCGTCGTGACCGGGAATGTCCCGCCCGAGCTCGCGGCGTCGGCCGCGCACCTGCCGGCGCTGACCGTGGCGTCTCCGTGGTCGGAGGACAACCACCTGCGGTCCATCGTGTGGGCCGAGCTGACCGGGCAGGAAGCGACCCCGCTCACCCGGTCCGGCGCGATGATGCTGCCGCCGGTGGCACGGCACCGGCACCTGATCTGCGGGGTGGGCGCCCGGTCCCCGCTCGTACAGCTCGACGCCGCCGGCACCCGCGAGCAGACCCCGCGGTGGGCCACGCGCACCGACCGCGAGCTGCACCCCTACCACCGGATGCTGTGGACCCTGGACGACCTGATCTTTTCGGGGTGGTCGGTGTGGCGCGCCGAGCGCGGCGCCGGCGACGCGCTGCTGCACACCGAACGGATCTCCACCGAGCGGTGGCAGACCGACCCCGCCGGCCGCATCCTGATCGACGGGGAAGTGCAGTCGGCCGAGCAGCTCATTCTCATTCCCGGCCCGCACGAGGGGATCCTGACGTTCGGCGCGGACGCGATCCGCCGGTCCATCGACAACGCGCGCGCAGCCTCGACGGCCGCGCGCAACCCGTCCGCGTACCTCGAGCTGCACTATGACGGCGACGAGCCGCTGACCGACGAGCAGATTGACGCGCTGATCGCGCGGTGGGCGAAGGCTCGTCGCGGCGAGAACGGCGGCGTGGCGTTCACCGGCAAGGGCATGACCGTGATCGAACACGGCACCCACGAGTCCCACCTGCTGATTGAAGGCCGGAACGCCGACGCGGTCGACGCCGCGCGGATCATGAGCAACCCCGCGGCCATGGCCGACGCCTCGAGCGGCGACAGCATGACGTACGAGAACAAGGAAGGCCGGCAGGGCCAGTTCCTCGACTACGGCGCATCGCTCTACATGGACGCGGTCGCGGCGCGGCTCTCGATGGACGACGTGGTGCCCGCCGGTCACCGCATGGCGTTTGACACGTCCGCGGCGCGCGCGATCACCGAGCCGGCCACCGGCCCCAACCACGAGGACTGACCCCCATGCGACCCTCAACCCTGACCCTGGCCGGCGCGACGCTCGTCACCGCGTCGGAAGAGACCCGCACGCTGCGCGGCTACGCCGCGACGTGGCGCGTCGTGGGGAACACGTCGATCGGTCCGGTCCGGCTCGAGGCCGGCGCGCTCGAGTGGCCGGCCGAGCTGCGGTCGGTCAAGCTCGTCGACGAGCACCGCGAGCCCCCGGTGTCGATCGGCTACTGCACCGCGGCCGCGGCCGACGACACCGGCGCCCCGGTCGCGTTCCACGTCGGCCGCACCCCCGAGGGTGACCGGGCGCTGCTCGAGGCAGCCGAGGGCGTCCGGGACTCGTTCTCGGTCGAGCTCGCGGACCTCGTGTTCCACGAGTCCATCCCCGACCTGATCGTCTCGGCGCGCGTGACCCGCGTCGCGCTCGTCACGACTCCCGCGTTTGCGGGCTCGGTGGTCACCGAGCTCGCGGCCGCGGACACCCCAACCACCAGCACCACCACCCCAGGAAGCGAGACCACCATGAACGACGAGCAGCGCGCACGGCTCGAGGCGCTCCGAGCACAGGAGACGCTGACGCAGGAGGAAGCCGCCGAGCTCGCGACGCTCGCGACCCTCGAGCACGAGCCCCCGGCCGGCGACCCCGCCGAGACCCCGGCCGCGGCTGCCGCGTCCGCACGTCCCGCCGCGACCGCGGCCGCGGTCCCCGCCGGTCTCGCGATGCGCGGCGCCGGCACCGCGACCCCGCGGCCGCTGAGCGAGCTCTACGCCGCGACCGCGCGGGTCCTGACCGGTCAGTCCCGCCCGGCGCTCGAGGCCGCGCTGAGCAACATCACCAACACGGCCAACATCTGGACCGCGCCGGACACCTACGCCGGCGAGCTGTGGTCCGGGCTGCGCTACTCGCGCCGCTGGGTGGACATGTTCTCCCCCGGCAAGCTGACCAGCTACAAGGTCAACGGGTGGCGCTGGGTGGTCCGCCCGGAGGTCGACGACTACGCCGGCGACAAGACCGCGGTGCCGTCCAACTCCCCCACGACCGAGCCGGTCGACGTGACCGCCGCGCGGCTCGCCGGCGCCCACGACCTGGACCGCAAGTTCACCGACTTCGGTGACACGGCTTTCATCGCGTCGTACTTCGACGCGATGACCGAGTCCTACGCGGTCAAGTCCGACCTCAAGGCCCGCGCAGCCGGCATCGCGGCCGGTGCCGCGAACGTCTCGGCCACGGTCGCGACGTCGCTGCTCCACGCGCTGCTCGTGGCGAAGGTCGAGCTCGAGACCTACGAGGACGACGGGTTCGCCGCCGGAACCCCGGACTACTACGTGGTCAACTCCACCGACTACATCGGTCTGCTGGACACGACCAACGACGCCGCGCCGGCGTTCCTCAAGGAGCTCGGCATCGACTTCGACAAGATCCGCGCCACGGCCGCGCAGCCGGCCGGCACGATCACCGCCGGCGTCAAGTCCGCGGGCACGTTCTACGAGCTCGGTGAGACCCCGATCCGGGTGGAGGCGCTCAACATCGCGAACGGCGGCATCGACGGCGGCGTGTTCGGCTACTGGGCGCAGCTCCAGCACCACGTCAAGGGTGTCCTCCGGGTCACGTTCGCCTGACATGGCCGAGCTCGAGAACCTGCCCCCCGGGGAGGGTCCCACGACCCTCCCCAGGGTGAAGGCTCGGCTGCGGATCGCGGCCGAGGACACCACCGACGACGACGAGCTGACCGAGCTCGTCGCCGCGGTCAACGCGCAGGTGCGCGCGTGGCCGGTGTCCCAGGTCGCGGTCGGGCTCGAGACGTGGCCCGAGCACATCGCTCTCGGCGCCCGGATGCTCGTGTGCCGGCTCTACCGGCGCCGGAACTCCCCGGCCGGGGTGGAAGCGTTCGGGGAGTCCGGCGCGGTCTACGTGATGCGGCAGGACCCCGACGTGGCGATGCTGCTCAAGCTCGGCACGTGGTCCGGGCCGGCGGTGGGCTGATGGTCGCGCCGATCGGTCTCGAGTGGCTCGACGAGCTAACCGCCGCGCTCAAGGCCACCCCGGGGATCCGGTCCGTGGCGCTCGACCCGGCCGAGCTCGAGCCGCTGCCCGGGGTGCTCGTCCGGGTGACCGGGTTCGACCCCGACGTGCTCGCCGGGTTCACCGCGACCGCGGACCTGTTCGTGGTCACCACCGACCAGCACCACGAGCGGGCGCTGCGCGAGCTCGTGCCGCTCGCAAACGCGGTGCTCGAGCGGATCGACCCCGCCGGCCCGATCGCGGCCGCGACCGTGCAGCTCCCGGACGGCGGTGGCCGGCTGCCGGCGCTGCTCATCCCCTACGACGACACCACCCAAGCCACCCCCGAAAGCGAGTCCCCCTGATGCCAGTCAAGACCTACAAGCTCGGCCCCGGCACCCTCAAGCTCGGTGAGGCCGGCGCCACGGACCTGTCATTCCAGGTCCGCTCGATGCGGGTGCGGTGCAACGTCACCACCACCCGCACCGACCCGATCCCGGTCCTGTCCGGCGACAGCGTCCCCGGGACGGTGACCCGGACCTATGAGTGGACGCTCGAGGGTGCCGTGCTCCAGGACATTGACGCCGGCGGACTCACCGAGTGGACGTGGACCAACAAGGGCACCGTGCAGCCGTTCGACTTCGTGCCGAACACGGCCAAGGGTCGCGCCTGTACCGGTGTGACCGTGGTCGCGCCGCTCGACTTCGGCGGCGAGCTCGGCGGCGCCCGCCCGGAGGCCCCGATCGCGTGGCCCGCCGGCGGCGCGGTGTCCCCGGACGGCGACGACGTCGCCGGCGACCCGGTGCTGGGCGCAGCCGCCTGACCCCCCCGATCGTGGGGTGCGTCCCGAGAAACCGTCGGGGAAGGCGCAGGGACGCACTCCACACCCACGAGTCACACCACTTAGGAGGAAACA